TTGTTCCTGCTTTTCAAATGGTCCAGGAACATATTCCCGCATTTCGTTGCCGCCGTAGGAAGCCAGCAATTCGTCCATGATTTCTTGTTCTGTCGCCATAATAAATTCTAATGGGTGTCTTAGTTCGTCCCCTCTTCTTCTTCGTCCATTAGTACGCGATCCGTGGTTCTTCTCCTGTTTCTAAACTTTGAAAAGATTGCAAGTTTCATCTAATCCAGCCCCAACTCATCCATGATTTCAATCATGCGCTTTACTCCTTGTCTAGCATTTTGTTTATCTCTCACCGCTGCAGCACGGAACAGGGACATATCTTTCTGCACCGCTTTTCTTGTTGCTTCAGTCAATAATTCAGGACGTGTGCCGCCTTTGGTCTGGATATAAAAATCCCGCATCAGCCGAACCCTTTCAGGTGCTAGGCGCGAACCTTGCGTTGCTCTTCTGCTGGGGTTTGCCCATCTAGTCCAATCTTTCTTCTGGTACTTTGTTATGCCCGCCAAGGCGGAGGCACCTTTAAGTGCTTTCAATTCTGGCAGGATCCAGGAAATCAGGTCAACGGATTGTAAAGGTTCTTCCTCAGGAGGCGTATCAAATTCTATTTCCTCCGCAATTTCAGCCATGCGGTCTGTTTCTTCTGGTAAAATTTCCCCTCCAGTGGCTTTACCTGCTTTGGAATAAGCTATGGCAATAGCTTGTTTCTGCGGATACCCTTCACGCCTGAGCGTTGAGATATTCGCAGAGATATCCTTCCTGGAAGAACCCTCCTTTAACGGCATTCTCTCCTCCTTAGAAGATTGTTCATCTACGAAGTATAATCTCAAAAAATTTTTTTGCAAAATATTTTTTTGTTAGGAGTCCCATTTACAAACTACATGCAACTGCGAGGCTGGGTCCAGGTCGGGCGGGTGGGACCCACGCTAGCGGGCGTAAAGGGGGGTATAGGGGTATCTTTATCTTTAGTAGTGGGTAAGGGTAGTAGAGAGTGTGCGGTGTGTTAGGGCTTAAATGCGTAGGTCTAGGGGTAGAGTAGAGATAGAGTAGGCATGAAAAAAGGCTAGGTTATTAGCCTAGCCTTTTAGTTGGTTAGTTGGTTAGCTAACTAGTCTTAGCAATTCAGTCTTGCCTACTTTCTTATTGTAGTCTTTATGACCAAACGCCTTAGATGAGTAGTGAGCGATTATCTTACGACAGTCTTGCTCATAAGGCTCACCGCTAGAATGTCCCCAAAAGTTAGCACCCTTAGGAGCCTTGTTAGCATACGCAACAATCTCACCTATGGTAGCGGTTCCACCTAAGTTACCTAAGTAAATAAGGACTAGTTGTAGTTGTCGGCATACACTAGCTATGTCGCTCTCTACGTCTAATCCTAAGGTTACCCTAGTCGTTAAAGATATAGCACCACCACCACCGCTAGTAGCGGTCATACGCGCTATATTACTTGCCCTAGTTTTTGTGTCAGTCTTTGGTTTGGACTGTGTTTTTGTATTCATAGTTTTTTACCTATGGTTAAATGCCTAACTTATGTTAGGTAAGTCAATTATAACCTAAACTAGCCTAGAATAGTAAACTAATTTACTTTTAGTTTTTGCTCCTAAAATCCCTCACTCGCTCGTTCCTGTGCGTCTATATTTCTTATGTGTGGTGTGGGCGGGTGGGACCAGAGACGGATAGAGTAGAGTAGAGCGATAGAGTGAGGGATAGAGTAGAGTGTAGGGGTAAGGGTAGAGTGAAATGGCATGGGCGAGGGATCGAGCGAGTGAGTGACGGATAGAGTAGAGCACAAAAAAAAGAGCCGACCTTTCGATCGGCTCTTCGTGGGTGATGATCAGGAGATACTAATGTATCCTTCTCTGACCAGTCGGGCTTTGTAGAACTGCCAGATCTTTCTGGGAGTCTGGACTGTTTCCAATCCAACCTTGTCCAACGCATTACCCAATCCAGCCTCGTCCTTGCCGACGATCTCTGCAATGGTTAATGTATTGTCTTTGGCTACTACGAGAGCCTCGATGATTTTCCCTGCTTGTGCTGGGATTGAATCGACGTCTTTGACTGGCGTCCTTAAAAGAACAACTTTTGCGTCGTTCGAATAAGTTCGTCCCACTGGTGCTTTATAGTTTGCATCTATTTTTGAGTTTTGACTCATGTCTTTCTCCTTTCTAGTTTAATGGTAAGCATTATTGCTACCATAAATACTATCATACTCCTTTACCCGCGAATGTAAAGCAGTAAAAAGACCTTAAGAATTGCGTCTCGTCCCGAAAGATTCATGGATAGAGGGACAGAGGGAAAGGGTTAGGGTTTGGGTGCAGGCAATTGGATGCAATTGCAGTAGAGTAGAGTAGAGCAATTGGGCTCAATCAGTCTTTGGTTGCAAACTCTCCCTCGATCACGTTCGCCTGGCTCGCTCGCTTCTTGATCAGCTGCTCGAGTCGCGTAAGTATGTCATCTTTGGACATCATATCGATCTTTGCGGTCAGTATTTCACGGCGGTCAATATACAGTCCCCCCGCTTTGCCCCGATGGACCTCGGCTGTGATGGCGGCGGAGATTTGCCCTTGGTCCTTCGCCTCCTCCCGCAGGTCGTGGAGGGTGGAAAGGTGGGTCTCCAAGGAAACTGCATCCTTCTCCGAGGCTGCTATTTCCAAGTCAATCAGATAGTTTCGAACCACTGGGTTATGATTTAATAGGACACTTCCCTGCGTTTTTGCACCTTTTCTATCCTTGGTGTAGCCCGCACGGATCGCTGCTTCCGTAGCCGTTTGCCCTTTCAAATACTCCTTGCAAAATTTCTTTTGTTTGGAATTGAGTGGTTGCCATCTCTTACCTTTGGAATCAACATAGGCATTACCATCCTCAGTTGGCACCAAAGAAGTGTAGATTAGTTCTTTCATTCGGTTTCTCCGTGGCTGCTAAAAGATATTACAATCTTATTATAAAATAATAATTTTATATAGTTTTCTCATGCCCTCTAGAGAATCTTACCATAGTTTCTAATATAGTAATAGAATTCTATTAGATTTGCTATTTCAAAGAACCCAATGAACAAGAGGGTTGTAGAGTGATTCTATTAGTATATTAGTGATATTAGCACTTTTGCGAATATTTTTTCAAAAACTTTTTTAATTTACCAGATAACAATACTAATAGATTTAATAATAGAAAAACCCCCGACCGTCGTAACAATCGGGGGCTTGTTTGGGTGCGTGCTGTCAGTACGCTGCGTCGATGACTCGTTGTGCGGCTAGGACATCAGGATCCGTTATAAATAAAACTTATCAAACTCGCCAGGATCTTCAATACTTTCAACAAGTATCTCACTCCCTCCCCAATTATTTATAATCGGGTTAGTCGAGCTACCGTATTCCTCTGCAGGTACGTCAACAGGTCGGTTAATAGTATTTTGCCAAATGTCCTCGTACCCCTGTACAATCTTTCGTATCACATTTTCCTTGTTCCGACAAGTGCAGATTTCTATTATCGTTCCTTCTTTAGTTTCTAAACAAACTTTTATCGTCATCTCTATTCTCCTTTCTTTGTAGTTAGAATTCTAATCAACTGCCCTCCATTATTTGACGAATATATTTTGGAATGTTATGACTGGCATAGTTCATAGGTGTAATTTTCACAGTGTTTGCCCATGACCTTATTCTACCATCCCGTAGGTTTCCTTCACGAGTATATGCCCAACGTTGACTGGGTATATGTTTGTAGAGCTCGTTGGTCTTTGGATCTAAAAACCAACCGCCTCTGCCATATTTGCGACTAATGCATTTACGACCTGTTCTTTCTTCTATCAGGCGAATGTGTGCGGGTTTTTCGTTCATCTCGTCCCCCCTATCCCTAATAAGATGTGATCGTTAAGCTTTCTCATACGTTCTGCTTCTTTACGTCGCAGGATATGGTCGCGTGCCTCTTTCCCAGTAAGTCCTTCGAACACTCTTAATTCAATGATTTCGTCCTGGTCTTCTGGAGTTATTTTGCTTCGGGTGTATAAATCTTCCACGTCTTTCTCCTTTCTATAGTTTTGGGTAAATCTAACGCTTACCCTTATATATAGTATAACTGGGAGTAAACCGATTATAAAGCAGTTTTGCACCGCCGCCACCGCTAGACATACTGCCCCTGTTGGTCTGTAGGGTTGTCGAGGTCCCATTGGTGTAGCTCTTGAGCGAGTGGCTCAAACCTGCTGTGGTAATATACCCATTGTTTATAGCCTTCCTCAAATTTGCCCAAGTCCCATGTATTAATAGCAAGTCTTCGAGCGATCCGCCACATATTTTTGTCCCACATATAAATATACTCAATCTCTTGGGCATCTACATGATATATAAAACCGCTAATCGTGCGATAAAACTTAGGTTTTCTATCATTCAGACACCTCGAGCGTTCTCGAATCAAGGCTGTCGTAGTTTCCAGGAAACTGATGGCTCCGATATCCACCAACTCTTTAGCTTGTTCAAAGCTATTGTAATGATCGAATAGTATACGCCCTGTGTGATCTAAATAACCGTCCATGTGGCAATAACTGGCGACCACATTTTTGCCTTCCTCTACATAGGCGATGGTGCTTCGTGTGCTCATTATTCAATTCTCCAGAGTCTGAAGGTGTTGGTTTCTTTGTCTATTCTTCTGACGGCGCACTTTTTTCCTGCTCTCTTGAACTGATTATAAATGCCCCGTCCCACGTGTGTCGGTTTTCCTTTTTTCCCTAGAATAATAAATTCCTCGGGAACGATGAAGGAATCACCTATGCGTATATCCTCAACAATTTCCCTCATTTCATTTAATGTTTCGTTATTGTTTGTCCTCTTTGCGGGCAACGGAATGCCCATTTCCACTTTAATGCTCATTGATTTCTCCTTTCTGTTGATAATTGGCTAATACACTTATCGCAATATATTCCTTCCTGAATTTCTTCACAGATTGTAGGGTTTGCTTGACCTTCGATATTTTCTGTTGTTTCGGTAGCTAATAGAAAAACTATATCGCATTTATCACACACTCGTCTATCGTTAAAAACTGTAGTAGGGTTCATTGATTTCTCCCCGAGTATTCGTTATATTTTATTAATGCCCTTGTGTTGAAAATTGGTGTATGTATGTAGAGCCATTCAAAAGCTGCACGGACAGTCTTATTGTTCAGGAATTTACTGCGGTTCCTGACAAAATAATAGTGAAGCAGTGCTTTATGTCTAATTTTCATATAATTCAACATCCCCCACT